CTTCTCAATAGCAGCAAGAACTTTCTTATAGTAAGTCTCAAATGACATCTTAGTGTCCAAGGGAATGTCAAACTCCTGAGGTTTTAACTCAGGCATCTTCTTCTTCCCTGTGGCAGACCTGGGTTTACCCAGCATGGGGGTGGAGATCCACCCTGTCTTGTCATTGTCATAGATGACTTCTATTCTAGCCTGGTAACTGTTGCCACTGATGGGTTTCACATGAACCCCACTTCCTTTGGCAACAGTCCCTACCTTCGTTGTACTCTTGGCACCATCATATACTGGGATATCTTTCTTGGCAAGAATCTCAAATCCTTTCATGTAGTGACGCTTGTAGTCGTCCCATGCTTCTTTGATTGTTCTTGCCATTGAAGAATTGAATCGTCGAGACTATTTATTCTCTTCCTTAGGTTGCTTGTTAAAACCAAAGGGACCCAACTTATCCTTGACTCGTTCCTTGATCACCTGTGCAGACAGTGCTTCCATAACTTTCAGCACATCTTCTGCCTTGGTAGGACCAGGACCCATACGTTCTACAACGTAATTATACTTACCGAAGAACTCGTCAGATACGTTCTTGTAATCTTCAACTGTAATAGGATCAGTCATCAGATGTCTCCCTCAGCACGGTTCTCAGACTCTTCAATAGAGAAACTACCGTCAGCATAGCGGGCAGCAAGTTTCAGAGAGTTGATGTAGAGAACATGATCCATTGTAACATCCAGAGCAAGACATGCCTGTGCAGCATACCATAGGATGTCACCGAGTTCCTTGACCAGGTGTTCCTTGTTAGCATCGTTCCAGGGTTTACCTTGGAACTTCAACTTCTTGACGATCTCCATGAACTCACCAGACTCAGCGGAGAGACCAGCAGCAGCAGTATCGAGACGTGCAATGTTGCAACCATCGTCATGCAGAGCACGGAGACGCTCAATGTACTTTGCTTGATCCTTGCTAGGTTCAGAGCAAGTGGAGTCAGCAAAGTCCAGATACTTGTCAAGGTCAACACGGAAACGTTCTTCCTTCTTACCTTGCTTTGCTTTTTTCTGTGCTTCCTTCTCTTTGATCTTCTCGGCAGTCACCCAAGCATTAAAACCTTTCTTGTTGATGAATTCCTCAGGAGTCTTAGGAGTATCCTCCTGCATGTCATTCAACGTCTTGTTCATATCCTCTTTGAGGTCCTCAGCTTTGTTGTTGAGTTCCTCTGCCGCCTTTGCCTGGCGATCAGTTTCGTTGAAGTTTACGTTAGTAGCACCAGAGGGGAAGGTACGTTTGTTCTTTTCGGTAGTCATACTTGCCAGGAGTCAAATTTACTAGTGGGTTTAGTCTCAATGATATTGTCATCGATGTCTTGACCAGAGTCGATGATGTTGTCTTGGGCAGACTGATCACAATCATACAGTCTCATCTTTGCTCTGTCAATACCTATCACGAACCTCTTGTTCATGGTCGGGTCATTGTATCTATTCTTCAACTGCTTGACCATAATCTGCCCTGCTGCTTCCATATCCTCAGTGGAAATCAAAGCAACCATCAGGTCAGCAGTTGCAGGTAGACCGAAGGACTCACTGGTATCAGTGATCTCTACGTCAGAGTTACCATAACCAGAGCGAGTGGTCTGAGTAGCAGACACGATAGGAACATTAGATTCAACAGCGAGACCACGCAGTTCTTCTGCAATAGACTTGATGAATGTGTAGGAGTTGACCACAGCATTCTTGTATCGTGCAGATGCACAGATGTTCAGATAGTCAATGAAGATAATGTCAGGAGCAAACCCACGCTTCATGCTCAGTTCGTTCAACAGAGATTTGAAGTGGTTGACGTGAGCAGAAGCAGTAGGGTACTCCTTGATCACCAGACGACCTTTGGTCTTGCTGTTGACTTTATCTACCTTGTTCCTGAACTGCTGTTTGGTGAATAGAGGATCGGAGAGTTGTTTGATTGGTACGTCGAGGAGGTTTGCGTCAATTCGCTCAGCAATTTTCTCCTCTGCCATTTCAAGTGTGATGTAGAGAACGTTCCTCCCCTGCATGAGACAGGCGCTAGCCATGTGGCACATGAATAGACTTTTCCCGACACCCGTACCAGCAAGAGCGATGGTGAGAGTCTGACTAGGGAGACCACCTTTCGTGATCTTGTTAAAGTATTCAAGATCAAACGGAATCTTGTCTTCTTGTTTGTGGTAGAAGTCGTAGCGGTCATCTGCGTCTAGTAAGTCATCGTGTCCAACAGTACCACCAAACCGTCTCCCCAACCCCTCACTCACGATGTGAGGGATGGCATCTTTGGATCTGGTCTTGTCTTGCCCATCAGCAATCTTGATGGACTCCATCAAAGCAAGATAGATCGCACGTTCTTTACACCACTTCTCAGTAGTGTCCATCAACCACTCATCGTTATACTGAGTGTCATCAATCTTGTTATCAAGGAAGTCTTCAATCTCCTTGACGACCTCTGCACTCAGGTCTCTCCTCTTCTCGATCTCAATTTTGAGAGCGGTAGTTTCGGGAGCAGTATTGTACTCTGTTACATACTCATTGATCTCATTGAAGAGGATCTGATGAGGAACAGTATCGAAGTATTCATCTTTAAGGAAGGGCAAGACTGATCGGAGGTATGTTTCCTCGGTGATCAGTTTGCTCAACGCAATTTCTTCGATCTTTTGCATTAGAGATAATGTAGGTAGGTGCCAATGATGTATTTGTTCTCAGACAGGGGTGGCAACCCTGCATGAGGGAAGGTCCAGGTTGGTGGGAACAGCAGGCAGGTGCCTGCTTTGGGCTTGACCTTCATGCCCAACTTAGTAAACCACGTTTCTCCACCGTTGTCAACGTCATTCAAGTAGAAGAAGAGAGCAAGGAAGCGACGGGCACTGCTGTGGTCACCCACATCAACATGAGGATCAAAGCGATCCTCATCAGCAGCGACATACTTCTTCAATCGAATCTGTTCCAGGGCATTCTCTGCTGGCCAGTTATCACTACACCCAACCTCTTCCATGTACCTGTTAGATA